TGCACCACTAGTTGCTTGAAACTGTATATCAGTCAATGCAACTGGTATACTATCTCTATATATAATTTGCGCAACAGCATTATTCGAACTATTTAATATCGATAGAGTAATATCAGATTGCGCTGGCGGATTTTGTGTAGCATTCTTAAATCTATCTAATGCTGTTACATTATCTTGATCAAGTATTCTTCTCATCCAGTTATGCATCTCAATATAAGATTGCATATCTTCATCCAAAATGATGTTTGAAAGCATTTCGTTATAAGTTAACTTGTCGCCTACAAAAGGAATAGATGCTATCTTTTTATATCCTAAATCTGCAGTGTTCATAATAACACCAGCATGAGTAAAATCCTGACAAAAGAATTCTAAATTTGGATAATTTTTTCTATCTATAACTAATTTAAACCCTGTGGGTTGTAAATAGTTAAAGTTATTCGTTAGTGCCATCTTTACACCTACAATTTATTCCACCACAACTTCCTTTTATTGGTCTATTAAGCATAGCTGCTAGTGACAAACTTGAAGCTGTGAATGACATGAATACAAACAATGTTATTAAGAATAATTCCATACTGTTATTTATACAAAAAAAGAGGAGCCGTAGCTCCCCTTCCTTCAATATAAGTACTAAGACTTAAGCACCTAGAATATTGTCAACTCTGAATATTCTGTAGTACTGGTTAGTCTTAACAGCGGCTAAGCCATCAGCAGGTGTTGCACCTACGAATGGGTTTGATGCCATTCCATATCTGGTTTTAAAACCAATTTTTGGCTGGAATGTGTCCTCACCAACTGCACGTACCATTGTTAATGGAACGTATGGGCAGTAGAAAAGACCAGCATCATATGGGTTAGTACCCTTATAACCTACTGTACAATAGTCTGTATTTGCATACGGGTCGATGTACACTTTTGTTCTACCGTTTATAATACCGGCAAAGGTATTACCTGTGTCATCAACATTTAAGTTAGTTGACATTGCAGGTGTGTAATCCATCATACCAGCTGCAGCTAATGCAGATGCTACATCAGATGAACATACGATAAAGTTTCCTTTACCTCTACGTGTCTCTTTTGCAATGATGTTTGACTCTCTTTCGATTTGAAGAATCAAACCTTTGAACTTCTCAACTGACCATCTGCCGTCTGCATCTGTCTGTACGTTGAAGATACCGTTAACAGCTGTGTTAGTTTGTAAAGCACCAGTTTTAGCTTGAGAGTTAATAGTTCTAATAACTTCTCTATTGATTTCAGCTAAGATTTCTGTTGACAAGATGTTTGCCAATTCTGTCTCAGCGTCAAGACCATGAATTGCTTTAAGGTCTTGAGCTAATTCTAAGCTGTATTCAGCTTTAAGAGCTCTTGACTTAGCAGTCACAGTTGCTTTTTCAATAGTGAAACCCATTTCTCTGAATGAAGTCTCTCCGGTAGAACCATGAGCTTCAGCTTCGGCTGTTGACATACCGCCTGCAGCTAATGCAGTTAGTCTTGCGTCATCAGCAGTTGAGTCTGAATCTAAGTTAGTAACGTTAAGACCTGAAGCGTTATCAGAGTCGTGAGTACCAGCACTGTCACCAGAAAACTGAGTCTCAGCTTCGTTGAATAATGCTTCTCTATTTGATGTAGAACCACCGCCATATCTTGACTTCATGGCGAAGATTAAACCTGTTGGACCAGACATTGGCTGCACACCACAGATGTCATATGCCATTAAGTTTGGCATAGCACGTCTTACGAGTGCAATTAATACTGGATTCCAGTTTGCTACTGATGATGTTGCGTTTCCTGGAGCAGCTTCAGCAATCAGACCTTCTTCTCTAAGAGCGATTTCCTGATTCTCAAGTACTGCAGCAGTTACGGCTTTTTTATGATGATCTGAGATAGTACCAACTGACTCTTCGTTCAGCACTGGTGCCCATTTCTCAATCAATCTATCGTATGATACTGTCATTTTTTAGGACTCCCTATTTACTTGCAGTTTTCTTTATTGCTTTAAGATAAGAATCCATTGAACCTGTTGACTCTACTATTGGAGCGTCATCATCTTCAATGATTTCTTCCTGGGTTTTTGCAGTCTTAGCGAAGTAAGATTCTTTTAACTGAGCAACTTTCTTTGCAAAAGTTTCTTCGTCGTCAAAATCTACGTTTTCTGCTAATGACTTTAGCTTTTCGACTTGAGTTTCAGCCAAATCTTTGGTTGCCTCTCTAATGATAGACTCCCTCTTATATGTCTCTAACTCTTCAGCCATTTGAATTGACCTTTCGGTTGATTCATTGAGTTTAGCCTCAAGTTCCTCAACGTTATCTGCGAGTTCGTCAACAAGATCAACTTTATCTTCTGGCACTTCAATGTGAGACTCAACAAATAGGTCTTTTAACTTATTCATAAAATCTTCAGCAATTTCAGTTCTTAAACCATTTTGGATTGCTAACTTGTTGTCTTCCATCCAGCCTTCAACTACGTAGTTAAGATAGCTGTCTACTTTCTCTACAAGGTCCTTTTTGGTGCTTTCGATTTCTTCTGAAAGCTCCTCGTTATACTTCTCTTCTAATCTGTCAATCTCTGCATTTACTTTTGCATTAATTGCAGCTTCGAAGATAGTTTCTGCTTTCTGCTTGAATTCATCAGACAGTGTAGCTTCCTCATTGACAAGTGCACCTAAATCATCTTTAAAGTCAACTTCGACTTTAACTTGATCTTTGATTTCCTCTTCAGCAATTTGTTCTCCATCAAAAGCTTCTGGATCTGTACCATTGTACATAGCCATTAAAGCTTCTTTTTTCATACCTTGCATTTTGCCAACCATAGCAGCAATCATTCCTGCTTTAGTCTTTGGCATTGGATCTTTCTTAGTGTTGTCACCTTTACGCTTTGGAGCGGTTCCAGTAGCATCACCTGCTTTGTCAATAGAAGCAACTGACTGAGCTTCAGCATTCTTAGGATCGTGTGCTTGAGCTTCCAAGATTTCCTCATCGTCTTCTTGGAGTTCCACGTCCTGATTTTCGATTTTATCAGTCATTTTAGACTCCTTATTTTGATTTTAATAACGAGAGGAAATTTTTGAACTCACGAACTTGTGTCTCATAGAGATCAGCGCGTGGAGCTTTTTTAATTTCAGTCTCCATTCTTTCAATTGTTTGTGCTTCTATAATACCGTTATTCCAAACCCATTCAACACCTTCCATTATCCCATTAACGAAAGCGCTAGGTGCGGATGGATCTTGCACGATGTCTACCGCGTTAAGAATATAATCGTCATTGACGACCATTGCGTTATTACGCTGGCTCAAACTTCCCATACCACGAGTCGATACACCGAAAGTAACTCCGCCATCGAGTAAGCCTTTAACAACTTCTCCCATAGGGGTGTTCAGTATCGATGCTTTGCCCACAATATTATTTCCCTCAAATTTGAGTTCATTAATCTTGTGAGAAACTTTATCTAAATTAACGGTCGGACCTTCAGGATGATTCAGTTCTCCAACTGCTCTTCCTTTTGACACTTGGTCATTATTATATTTACCTAGTGCTTTTTCCATTACTGGCATTGGATATATACGACCGTTTCGATTCTTAGTCTCTGCTTGTGCAAAGATTCCTTGAATACCATAATTCTTTTTACCAGTTTTCTTATCTTCGGTAATTAAGAATTCAATATCGTTTTCTACAAATTCTGATATTAATTTCATATTAACCTCTTGGATACGCTATTTTTGTAAAATGCGTTGTTGCAGTGCCGGCGTGTATTTCATCACCTGTCTCTTTTCGTATTACTAAAGATTGGTTTTCGTGTACTTGTATTGTACCACCTGTTGTAACATTAGTAATTAAATCATCTGCAGTTGCGCAAACATAAACAGTTTGAGCTCCACCAACAGTTGTTTTGGCTCCGACACCATTTGCAGTGACTTTGGCAGCTAAAGGTCTAATTTCCATTACTTTATCCTTTGTATTGTTTCATAAATTCTTTAGCAGACTTTTCAGCTTCTGCTTGCGATTTATAAGCGTCTAATCTATCACCATCAATATAAACAACAAACATATTTTTTTCTTTATGTATCTTAACAGGAATACGATTAATCTTCTTATCGAAGACAGCTTTACCAATCGGTTTACGCCCTGTTAATTCTCTTAATTGTGAAAAAGTTTTCATGTTAACTATATTTATACTTTTTATGATTTACACTGTTTCTTCTTCTTCGGATTCAGCTTCAGCTTCTATTTCTTCTTCAGCCTCTTCTTCAGCTTCGTCTTCTATTTCTTCAGTTTCTTCTTCATCATTTAAATCCGGATCTTCTTCTGGCTCTTCTTCAGCACCATTATATACTTGATCAGCCATCTTAACTTTTTCTTGGTCAAGAAGATCAGACATTTTAATTGTCATGACTTCACCGAATATCTTATTCGCATTATTGTAATCTTTGTCTAGAGAAGCTTTAATTAAATCCTGAATTGGATTTGTTTCATTCTCTGCATTTTCCACGTTTTCGACATTATCCATTATACTACTCCTTGGTCATCGTCTGGTTCTTGCGCTTGTGAGGCTGCAATCTCTTTTTCCATATTTTTAATTTGTTCATCGTCCATTAGAAGAATATTCTTTTGTACCCACTGTTTAGAAAAATATTCTCCAACGTATTGAGATACTTGATCTAAACTTTGTATCTTTTCTCTTAAAAGCTCAGCTTCTTTTAATTCTGAAAAGTGATTATCACGAGAGTATTCAACTGTTAATTTATTTTTCCAAGTATTCCAATCATCTTCAGTAATAATGTTTTTCAACATTAACTGCTTTTTTAAGATATCATAGAATAAATGAGAAAATCTATTTCTTAAACGATCAATAAACTTCTGAAATTTTAACTCATCTCTACTTATTTCAGTAGCTCTGCCTAATGAGAACTGCTGTTCTTGTTCAAGCCTGTTCATAGGTACATTCAAAGATCTATATAATCTTTTCTGAAAATATATAATGTCTTCAATTTGTCCTAAGTTTTCACCGCCCGGTAAAGTTGAGATTTCAGTGCCTCTTCCACCCTCTCTCCTTGGTAGCCAAAAATCTTCAAGCATTGACATGTGTTTTCGATCATCTCGTATTTCACCAGTTTTAGCATCATAAACTAACTTGTTACGATACTTTGACATTATATCTTTCATATATTGCTCAGCCTTACCTCTTGGTAAGTTACCTACGTCAATATAAAACATTCTTCTTTCTGGAGCTCTTGCTAATCTGTAGATTACAAGAGAATCTTCCATCATTCTTAATTGTGTAATAGGTTTTAAAGCTTTGTGTAAATACGAAACGACTTTCTTTCTATTCTCATCTAAAAGACCAGAAGTAATGTAACTTACTGAGTCTAATGTCATTTTTACACCAGCATTTTGTGAACCTGGTTTTTCTTGGAATATATAAAATTCATCTACCTTTTCAACAAGTTTAGCACCAGTTACTGGATCTTTTTTACTCTTTACTTGTTTTACTTTTCTCATCTTTGCAGCATCAATGTATCTTACTTCTTGTATGCCTGCTGATAAGTTACTTTCGTCAACAACTAAATGATGATATAATCTTCCATCAATATACCATCTTCTAAAGATATCATGACCGAGTTCTTTAAAATTTAACATGTTATATACATTGTCAAATTCTTCAGTGATTTGTTTTTTAATAGAATCACTTACTGGTATATTGTCTAAATTTATTGTAACTGCTGGTTTTAATTCATTTGCTGTTATGGACTCATTTACGATATCTTCAATAGCAGCATCAGCTTCAGGGTGCATAGCACTTCCTCTATACTTAAGTATAAGCTGAGCATTATCTTTAGAATCATCTCCGTCCATATTGATATAATGACCATAATGTGCTCCAGCTGATGTCGAAGTGACATAACCGGCACCATCATCGTCTCGTGGCGGAACAGGCGAAGCAAGCGCCTTTTTATCCTTTGTCCTCGTTATTTCAAAACCAAATAATTTAATTGAGTTTTCTGCCATTTAGAATTCCTTTATAGTAAGGAGGACCGCAGCCCTCCTACTATTTATATTGCCTTAAGTAGTGGTATCTGTATCGTAGTACTGATAAGCAAACGTTACAGTGAACCTTTCGATCTCATCATTAGTTGCATAATTAAGATCTATAGGTGACATATCTTGTGGATATGATCCTCTAAAGGTATACTTCTTAAGTGTATCGCCTGACCTATCGAGCTGTTCAACAAATAGATCTGCTTCATATGCTACTGGAGTTGTAAGACCAGTATTTGCACTATGTGCATTCATACCGTTCATCCATCTTTCCATTGCATTTCTGATAGCAAAATCAGTGTCATTGATAATTGTGACTGTCCACACATCGAAGGTTCTATCTCCGGCCATTTTTAACTGTCGACCACGGAATGGTACGATAATTTGACCTAATGTCGATCCAGGCAACTGAGCAGTTTCGCAAAGAAACGATGTCAGTTCTGGGTCTCCATTAGCATAGCCAGGAAAGTTTATTGTAGCTTTGAAGAGATTGGGGCGAGCGCCTCCACCTCTTAGCTTTGATTTAAAATCATCTACGCCTAATACTGCCATTTTCTACCTCCTAAACTGTGCCAACGACTTCTTCAAAGTCGACACCAGTTCTAACAGCCACGAAATTTAGTGTGACGTAGTTGATAGATCTAGCCGGCTTGATGAAGATACTTGCGATAAATTCATTTCTATCGATTACTGCAGGTGTATTATTAGTTTCATCTGCTACGACTCTAAAATCTGTAATACCACGTCTACCTTTCACTTCGCGTAATACTGGCTCGACAATATTAACAAACTCAGCTCTTGTAAATTCATCATTGAATTCAAAGAGTACCTGTTCTGCAGCTCTAGAAATAGCTCTTTCTAGTACTAAGAACAATCTTCTTACATTGATTCTATCAAATGCAGAAGGTCTTGCAAGTTTTGTTTTATCACCGAATAGTATCACACCAGCTCCTGGGATATTTGCAATTGGATTTACACCTGCTTTATAGAGTGTATCTCTTTGAGCTTTTGTTGGTGAAAATGAAATTGAAGTTATTCCAAGGTATTGACCTCTTCTTGATCCTGCTGGTGAAAACCACGGTGCTCTGTTAAGATCTGTGGCTGCCATAATTCCAGCAGTGGATGAGGCTGCAGGTATTTCGATAAATTGATCATTAAATTTATCATAAACCTTAAGAAAGTTTCCATCCATTATTAAATATGAAGACTTAGTAAATGTATCAGCAGTTTCAACTACGTTTGTTACAATGTCAGAAGCTGATGTTACGTTAACGATATCTGACTGAGCAGGTGATGCAACAACTACACAGTCTTTCCTTAATGATGAAGCTGTAGTAACAAGATCATTGACAATGGTAGTATTACCTGTTCTTGATGTTGCTCTTGGTGCTATTAAGAAATCAATTTCAACTTGATCTTTGTCTTCAAAAAGATCATAGCCTGTTAACATATTACTACTGGTTAATGCATCAACATTAACGCCTTGACTAAAATTGTAATCAATATCAGCGTTTGTTGTACCAGTTGTCTTAGTAAAATCGTCTCCGCTGTCTATTGATGTGCCTGCTCCTGCTCCTGCTAAGTCTGAGTCAAAATCGATTAACCAAACATATTTTGATTGTTCATTCAACACATCTTTAACAAATATGTTCGAACCAGAAGTATCTTTAGCATTAGAACCAAGAGATAAGAACGCGTATCTTTCAAGCACCGTGCCTTGTGTGCCTGTAAATGCTCCTGCCTTGTCTATAATTGCTACGTGTACTTCGTCATTAGAAGCATTATTTTTAGTTGCAAAATCAGATGTTCCTGGTGCAGCATCAAATTCGCCTTTATACGCCCACTGAGTAAATGCTGAATCATTAGCAGAGTGTGGGCATAAAGAAACTTGTAAGCTGTTTCCAAGAGCTCCAGGATATTTTGCTACAAATGTATGTAAATCTGAATCTAAAGCAGATAATTGAGAATTAAAACTAGTTTCATTCTTAACAACTTCTGTAGGTAATCCAGCAAGTGTAGCTGCAGCTGTTTGACCAGTTGTTGATACTGCGTTTTTAGCAGTACCATCTATTACTCGAACAGTCTGAAGCGAGTTGGAATACTTTAAGAAAAAATTTGCCTGATGAAATGAATTGGTGGTGGCAGAATCTGGTGAACCAAATACGTCTACTAGTTCAGCTTCTGAACTTAGTTTAACTCTTTGCTCAACAGGTCCCCACCTTGAATTTATTACGATTGCGCCTGTAGTTGACTGGACATTAGGCACGCCACCAGTCAGGTCTATTTCTTTGACAACAACCGCGGGTGATTCGGAGGGTGTAGAGAGTGCCATCTTATTTTCCTTTTATTATGCGATTAACATTATACGAATATTCACTTGTTACCATTATTTATAATATTACAGATTTCTATCATATTCTATAGCCCATGGATGCTCTTCAGAGGCTTCTATCCTTTTCACTTGTTCATGACCATCATCTATAAAACCAAAAGGCACAATGTCTTCTTCAATTTCTTTAAGTTTTTGTTTAAAGATCATATCTTTAATATTAATGTCAGTTAGGTTTGAAAAGTATGATGAAGATACAAAGTAACCAAATAAAACTAAGTTCATAACTAAATCATCATGATTTCCTACAGCAGCCTGATATGTTTGTCCTTTAGCTTCAAATGTTGATATTTCTAATATTGTCTGCTCATCAACCACATGAAGTTTATTGTTTTCTAATAAATCTTTTAAAGCGCTACAACCAAGTCGCTTAGATTTTCTATTAATATCAACACCTACAGCATTCGCTTTAACTGCAGATTCAACATGTACGTTTTCATATTCTAAATCATAATATAATCCATTACATACGACAGAACCTTGATCATTAGATTCAACTATACAATAAGCTTTGTTGTAGACATTTGCGTACTTATATATAATATTAGGGAAGAGTAATGGAGAGATAGTATTATTGCGATACACAACAACCTGCTCAAAAGGACGAACGTTAATATCGACTAAAGAAAAAGATGAATAGTCCTGTCCTCTTCCCTTTGAAACATCAGCAACTAAAATATATTCGTGATCTTTAACTGGTTCTTTATAAATTAAACAATCTCCACCTTCTAAATATTTTATCGGCGGTTTAGCTCTTAAATCTAAAAGCGTTTGCGCATTTATTAAAGTATTACCAGTGCCGAAAAAAGTATTACCGAATTCTTGATCAAATTGCACCTGTGATGTATTGTTTATTGTTTCTTCTTTCCATTTCTCATCTCGACCGGGAACATCATGCCAATCAACTCTAAAGTTTTTATATTCATTAACTCCTTGAATTGATCCCTCCCATATCTTATGAAAGGTATTACCAATGCCATTCGCTGTTGATGTTACTATAATCTTAGTATCTCCACCAGATGATACAACAGGATATGTTGAAGTATAGAATTCTGCCGCTCTTTCAACGAAAGCAAACTCATCTAAATATAATAAGTTAATAGAAAGACCACGAATCGATGATCCCGTAGTCGCTGCAGCTATAATTCTACTATTATTGCTAAAATCGATATTAGATTTATTAAGAGCTTTACAGCCAGGTTGAAGAAAGAAAGGAATGTTTTCAAGCATAATCGTAATTCTTGCTAACATCTCTCTTGCAGTCGCACCTTTGTTAGCTAGAACAGCAATAGATTTTTCTGACTGAAATAACGCAAACCAAAGTAGATAACCACACGCAGATATTGATTTACCAGATTGTCGACAAGCAAGAACGATATTAAATCGATTATCTTCGAACTGTTTAAACATTCTTTTTTGATAAGGATATAATTCGAAAGGAACTAATCCTTTATCGAGTGAGATAATCTTTACATACTTTTCTACAAAATAGACAGGATCTTTCATGCACTTGGCATATTCTAATACTTCTTCTTGTGTGAAGTTAGAAGTAATACCGTCTTTTTTGATATTAGGATTGCCTAGATAATTTTCATTCTGGTTTTGGCGTGACATTGACCATTTCCGATTCATTCTTTAGTAGCTTTTGAAGCTCAGTTGTGGAACCAACAAAAAGATTATTTGTAGTGTTTTCAACTTTCTTAATCTCATCTTTCTTGTCAATATCTTTCTTTTTCTTATTCAGGTCCATAAGTCTATCATTTACATCAGAAATATTTTTTATCATTCCTGATAAGACTTCAAAAGCTCGAGGATGCTCACTTTCACGCGCAACCTCCATCATGAGTTCTAAACTCTGTTTTCCTTTTTCAACTAATTCATAATAAGTATCACGAGAATACTTGTAATCATTATCGATATTTTTTTCTTCAGGCGGAAAAAACTTTTCCATATCTTTTTTATCACTCATCTAAGTTCACAAACTCACGATTTTTAATATGCTGTTCTTGAATATCATCTTTAGATTGTCCTAGGTACATTACTGCATGGTGTTTGTCAATCATATAATTATTTATAGACTGATCAGCATAGTTCGTTGTTCTCCACAATTCACCTAGTATTCTTCCAAACTTACCAGTTTTATCTTTATGCGTCTTAAGTATAATACCACCTTCATCATCTAACATGCCTGTCAGAAATTTTTTAGCAGCTAATCCATATTTCTTTTCTTCTAAATCTCGAGTTCTTGATTCGGGCGTGTCTATACCAAATAATCTTATGCGTTCTTTGTGCATCCATACACCAAAACCTAAATCAATATCAACATCAACGGTATCACCATCGACTATCTTAACGATCTTTACTCTATATTCATACATTGTTAACTCGCACTATCCAAAATTGTTGTTGAAAATCCAAAGGTACTGTCATCGAGACCGATAACGTCAGATGGATTAGGAGTAACTACTATAGTTTCTAATCCTATATCTGAATCATTTAAACCAGCATTGATGTCAAATATCTTTGTTCTAGCATCACGTATGATACTATTGTCTGTGATTGGACCGTGATAACTTAGCTTCATCTCAAAGTCCAAACTGTAAATTATTGTTCTTCTCTGCTCCATTGCTCCTTCGAAATCATCAGAAAAACTTACACCATTAATTATTACTTGTATATCTTCTTTGAAATTCGGATACTCAGTTTGAAATGGCTTTATTGTAAGAGCGTACTGAGGATTAAAAGTTGGTAATATCTGCTCAACTATTTGCAACGCATCGTCCTGTGATTTAGCATATGCATTAAGTTGAAAGTTTATTGAATATGGAACAGGATTAAAAAACTTTTGTCTCTTTGTAACATCACCATCTGAAGATATTGTTGTAAAGTTACCAACTTTTGCCAATTGTCTTTGAGCATCATAAGCTATTGAAGTAATTTCAAATGACATTCTAGGCAACTTAATTGCAACTTGTGTATCTTCATTTAAATTAGGATTCTCTCTTATTCTTTCGAGATATTTTGCTTTTGGTGCATATGATAAAGGTACCTTTAATTGACTAATAACGGCGCCTGAAGAATTTTTACGAATAATATAAATGTTGTTAAAAAGCCTGCCGAACAGCGCTACCGCTTTTTTAGTTTTTGAATGATAGAAATGTGTACCGAACATTAGTTATTACTCACATCGCCGAATGGATTAGACTCGCTAAAATCAATAAAGTCTGCACCTGTTGAAAAATCTGTATTTTGTTCATTCTGAGATAATTGATTATCTTCAACTACAAGAGTTATAACGCCTGTAGCATTAGTAGTTAGTCCTGTTACAGTTGCGCTGTCTACAAACGTATGGTATTTACCATCATCTGCACCTGCATGAATTACATGAAGCTTATTATCTGAGTCAGAAAATTTAACAACCTCACCTCTCATTGTCGTGTCACCACTTGGAGATGTGATAGTTTCACCTACTTTAAATGAAGCAGCACTTAAATTGTTTAATGATAAAATATATTTGTACGCGTATGCACCTTCTAAATTATCTAGAACATCTACACCTGTATCCATTTGCTCGCCAGTGTATTCAAATAACTGACATCTTAATTTATATACTGGAAGATTGCTTAATTGATAAAAAGGTTGTTCGTGCTCAACATGCGATATCTGAAAGAAAGATTTACTTAAAGGTAAATATATCACATCACCTTCTGCAGGTCTTGAAACTGTAATTTCATTATCATATCTTTGTATAGTTTGTTCCCATCTTCTACGGGAAACAATAAAGGTAGCTTCATCTCTTATCTCTACACCGAATCGAGTAAACAAATCTCCTTCACCGTCGAAGCCTTCAGTGTTTTCGATATACATTTCAACTTTATAAGATGAGTTGAAGCTTGATACTGGATCATCACCTAGTATCTTATCTTCATTTACAATGTCTCTTGGTAAATAGTACACGTCTTGACCATAGGTCTTGAGTGCTTCAATGACTATATCTTCATAAAGCTTTTGCTCTGATCGTACTTTTTGACTGAAATAGAAGTTTGTAGCCATATCATCCTACGAAAAAGTCTGGTGGAAATTCGTGTTCTAATCTCAAGTTCTCTCTAAGAGTTGCGATCTCTCCAGTCGCATCATCATATATTTGTCTTCCGTTTAAAATGACTCCTCCGGGTAATTGCATGCCTTCAAACTTAATTAAGTTTTGACCCCACTGTTGTTTAATTAATGCAGTGGTATATTCTTTAATAAACATGTCATTGAATATTGAAGTATGATCAGTTTCACTTACTTCTGTATAAACTTCTGCGACTATATAATCGCCTTCTTTAATATCACCATCAGCAAAATCGCCGAAGATGTATAATCTATTTTGTCTTCTTGAAAATTGAACCTGTGGTGTACCGTTTAATTTCATATCTAATAACGATAAGTATTGCTGCATTTGTTCATAATAAGCTAAATCACCTGCAAAATTCATAAGATCTGCAATATCGTTTAACATCATTTGATACTTAATATCAAAAAAGTTTCTAGAATTATTAAATGAACTCGATAACGGAAACATTTTTGAAACAAAAATAATATTATCAGCTAATGTAATATATTCATTAGTAACATCAGTAGCTGTGACTTGATGTTTAAGATATGTTCTTACTGTGGCATCTGAATGAAACTCACGATAATATTGTAAAGCTTCGTCTACTCGGTCTTCCAATTGATCTTCATCAACATTAACTTCGATAACTGGTTCCCCGAGACGTCTTTTGCAATAGTCTATAAGAGTTGCACGTGATGTTGGAGTTGCCATTTTTTAAATCCTTTTATACTATTTATAATAATTTAAGATTCTGATGCTGTAAAAATATAAGCTGCACCTTTTCCACTTGCACTTGAGCTATATTGTCTAGCTCCAACTATTAATCTACCGTCTCCACCACTAATACCCACATCTTCACCAAATTCCCAATTACTAGCGACATCTGAAGCTGTAATATTTGCTTGTTGAGTCCAAGTTGCACCATCTCTTGTGAATACATATGCCTTTCCGCCAGTGCCTGCTGTTTTTGCACCTACTACTAAAATATCACCAGTGCTGTCTAGCCTACACTCCCATCCAAAAAAGTCACCATTAGCAGTATCAGAAGGTTGAATTACAGCTTGATTTGTCCAAGTCGAACCTGATCTTGTAAAAATAAACACCTTTCCTGCTTGAGTGGAACTGTTTCCATATGCACCAACTGCTATTGTATCTCCAGCTTGATTTATTGATAAACCACTATCATAAGCATATTGAGAGTTTGTGTGGCCAGATGGTTGTGTGAGCTTTGTTTGTTGGCTCCATGTAGACCCAGACCTAGTCCAAACATAGACTGCAAAATTGTTACCAGGTCGACCGCCAAACACTGCGTAATCACCAGAAATGTCTGCAGTTATACCATAGTTAGAGTTTATTGCTCCGTCTGAAGGTACTATTCTTTGCTGTTCTGACCACGTTGAACCTGATCTTGTGAATATATAAACAGCACCTTCTGCAGAATAACTTTCATCTTCGCTGTATGCACCTGCAATGAATTGATTGTTATTAGACTTATCTAATTTCATCGTTCTTTGTTTTCCAAACTGATCATCCTGATGAGCTTGAGACGGATCAACTTTTTGTTGTAAAGACCACGTTTCAGGTACACTATATTCAAAAATTGAATCACTAACAGAGCCTATCATCCACAATTTACTTCCATCTGAATTAAATCTAATCTGACGCGGTTGATCTCCTTCTTGACTACTAACATCTAAACTAATACTATCATAAGATGCAGTTGAAACATCCCATGCAGTAGATAAGCTATATTGATATATATCATGATTTGTACGACCAACGAAGTACATCTTAGTTCCAGTACTGTTAAATGTGAATCCAGTTGGAAGACCATCTTGTGATGAAACACTATAAGTTTCACTAGCATACGATGCAGTTGAAAGATCCCAAGCACTTGAAAGATTCCAAGCGCGGATAGTATCTGTTTGCTCTCCCACTACAAACATTTTTGTTCCATCGGGTTTAAAATCTATTCCGGATGCTATTGTCTCGTACGAACTAACATCTAAACTATTATTACTATACGATGCTGTGCTTAAATCAAATGCTGTCGACAAATTATATTGAAATACAACATCTCCATTAACACTTGCTTGATTATCGAGAACAAACAATTTAGTTCCATCTGAACTAAAATTCATTCCCATAGGTTGTGTCATTTGGCTACTTAAATCTAAAGAAACGTTATCGTAAGTTGCAGTCGAAACGTCGTAAGCTGTAGATAAACTATACTGATAACAACCACCAGTAGTACTGTTGATGAGTGTTTGTTGCCAACCAACAAAAAATAATTTAGTTCCATCACTGTTAAATGCAAATCCAGTAGGTCCATTATCTACAGAAGCAAATGAATAAGTTTTACTAGCGTATGATGCATTCGTTAAGTTGTAACTAGCTCTCGTATATACATAAGACTTTGTTCCATCTGGACTATTAACATCTGTATTGTTTGAACCTACTACTACTGTGTCACCAGATATTGATACAGAATGACCGAAATTGGATCCGAATGTTGTTTCTTGTATCTTTGTTTGTTCTGTCCATTGGCGTGCCTGCTCGTATATGTACACCATACCAACATCATACGGTGAAGATAAAGTATCATAACCATTTGCGCTTACTATTGCAGTTGTTGCATCTCCAGAAATTCTTGATTGATAACCAAAATAACTTTCAGCGTATACCGTACTTTGGTTTAACTCTTTTTGTTGAGTCCAAGTTGTACCAGATCTCGTAAAAACGAATGCTGAACCGGCATCAGTACTAGAACTTATGTCATCCGCATAAGCTGAAACAATAGCAGTGTTTCCATCATTTGATATACCTACGTCCCATCCAAAATAATCATTTGACGCAGCTGTTGAATGGTTTAATCTTGCTTCTTGAGTCCAAGTTGAGCCTGATCTCGTAAATACATATGCAGCACCAGCATTAGAAGCTTCTCCATCAGAAAGCGGCACCCCCACTATTACCGTATCACCACTTTGTGATATATCAACAGATGGGGCGTTCGTTCCAGGGCTACCACCACTTGGTGTTAATATTGCTTGTTGAGACCATGTACCTCCAGATAAATTAAATACGTGTGATTTATTCGAACCACCTGCTCCTACTACTATATAATTTCCATCTCCAGAAATTCCTACACCGTGTCTTTCATTACCAAATTCAGAATTGGTTATAACGGGATTAGATTGAAGTCTTTGTTGAAAAGACCACGTTGAACCTGATCTTGTAAAAACATAAACACCTCCTGTGTTACTCCCATCCTGATCTTCTTTAAAACAACCTATTACTAATGTATTACCATCATCCGTTAACGCTAAAGAACTTCCAAATCTATCACCTGAATCTAAATCAGCATCTGCATCATCATATTCTATAATTGTTTCTGATGACCAAGTTGACCCAGATCTAGTCCAAACATACACTCTACCAATATTATTGGTGCTATAGATAGCGTCAGAAAAAGCAACTGTGTCTCCGTCGCCGGAAAGAGATACAACACGACCAATATGACCCGATTGTCCGGATACTGTAATTTTCTGTTGTTGAGACCATGTTGATCCAGATCTAGTATGAACGTAGATAGCATAATCACCTCTAGCTCCGACTGCAGTAGTGTTTCCATCATTGGAAATTTCTAGACCCTGTCCATAAAAACTATTACCACCAACATCTGCACCTTGAAAATTAGCTTGTTGTTGTCCATAAGCCCAACTAAGATCTGATGCTTTGTAAATGTAAACAGCCTTATTACCTCGAGCTCCTACTACAGCGTAATCACCATCTATGTCAACAACGTTACCAAAGAAATCATTATTAGCAGCATCAGATGCAGTTATCTTATTAGCTTGAGATGTTGTTGACCAATCATATGTTACAGCAAGAGTTAATGTGAAACTACTTACCGCTGGCGCTATATTAACGCCATCTGTTGCTCTAAATGTAATACTAAATGTACCACCAGAACTGACTCCGTTGGAATCGAGTTGAGCTTGAGTTAATGATGAAATAGTAAATACACCTGAGTCTTGAGTAATTGATACAAAGTTAGATGCTGAATCTGAAAGATATGAATACGTTATTGGCAATTCTTCTGGATCTGATGCTACCATAGTAACTGTTAATGACGCTCCAACTGAATCCATTGTATAATTAGAATCAGGAGTAGTACTTAACGTTGGAGAAGTATTAACTAAAGCAATATTGTACCAACCAGTTCCATTCCAAATGTATAATCTATTAGTTTCTGTTACTAATGCCATTGAACCAGAATCAGCACTTCCTGGCAAAAGCTCTGCAGAATCGTATATCTTTGCTGATGGGTTTCCAGCATTTTGAACTATAGAGAGAGCTACTGAAGAAGAAGTACCTATAGATGTAACGGTGCTAGAATCAATAAGACTTGTTGCGGTTGTGCCACCAAGCTTAAGACTTTCTGAAGTTTCTATTTTATCAACATTAAATTTTGTTTTAATTGCGGTTGACATTAACTATCTCTAATTGTTTATGTTTATTCTCTTATTTATATAATTTCATTATGCTTTAAATACAAACGCTGCTCCAGAGCTAGTATAACTACCCTCGTCACCTTGATAATCACCTATAATAATTGAAGAATTATCTACTACAATTGCATTTCCAAATCCATCTGTTGATGCAACATCTGATCTTGTAAATACTTGCTGTTGAGTCCATGTTGATCCAGATCTTGTAAATGTGTATGCTTTACCACCATCATTACTTTGAGCTCCTACTACTACAACATCTTCGTCTGTTTTATTAATTGCAACTGCAACGCCAAATTGATCACCGGCCGCTGCGTCAGAAGCTGTCAACTTTTGTTGTTGTGACCACGATGAGCCAGATCTTGCATAAACATAAGCTGATCCTGAATTTGTTCCATCATCGTCATTATTATAAGCACCTACTATAGCAGTGTCTCCCACTAAACACACTTCTGATCCAAAGACATCACTAGCTGCAGCGTCAGAAGCTGTTAATTTGGCTTGTTGTGACCACGATGAGCCAGATCTTGTAAACACGTATGCAGATCCTGCAAGATTAACATTACCAGGATCTTCGTAATAAGCACCGACTAATAAACTGTCATCCCATAAAGATATGGCTCTTCCAAATTGATCACTAGATGCTATATCTGATGATACTACTTTTGCTTGTTGCGTCCAACTAGAGCCTGAACCAGTGAAAACATAACAAGCACCTTGGCCGTCTTTTTGAGGAGCACTAGCAGCAATCGTACCATTGTATATAGAAACTGATTGGCCAAAGCTATCATAGTTAGCTCTAGTGTCGCTTGTTTGTAGTTGTGCTGTTTGAGTCCATGTATTTCCACTTAGAGTAAAAACATAAATCATGCCAGCTTGAGTTGCGCCAGTGTCTTCTGCTGGTGCACCAACAACGCACGTAGTTCCATTTTCATCCATTGCTACATCAGTACCAAAAAAATCACCACCCTCAGTATTACTTCCTGTAAATGTTTGTTGTAAAGTCCATGCTGATCCTTCGTAAGCTCTTGTAAAATAAAGCACTTTACCTGCATTACTATCAACACCTTGTGCTCCAACTAAAGCCCTATCGCCTTTGATATCAACACTATATCCAAAATTTTGATAGTTAGCCAGCGTATATGATGGTGATAGCTGAGCTTCTTGAGCTGCAGCTGTCCAATCTGGAGTTGACGCTACAGGTGCTGCAAACGCATAAGCTGCACCAGTATTTGAATTTCCACCATCATCTTCACCATTGGCTCCAAGTAAAATTATATTACCGTCATGAGATATATCTGTATTATAAGCAGCATAACTATTAGCAGTAGCCTCATGTGTAGATCTAAATAATTTTATAGCTTGAGTCCAAGATGATCCAGATCCAGTATAAACATATAAAGCACCTATCTGGACATTTACTTTATCAGCCTCAGGTGCTGAAACTATAACAGTGCCTCCATCTCCAGACATACGAACTCCAGTGCCAAATTTCTCATTAACCGATTGACCACTTACTCCAGCTACTGTATTAGGTCCAGCTATTTTAACTTGTTGTGTCCACGTAGAACCCGATCTCGTGAATATATAGAAAGCCCCTTTTTCACTAGTATCAAAAAAAGCACCTATTGCTGCAGTATTACCATCACCAGATATACCAACTGAATGACCAAATCTTTGACTAGCAGTTGCATCACTAGATGTTAATGCAGCTTGTTCTGACCATGTGGATCCAGATCTTGTAAATATATATGTTTTTCCGAGATTGGTGCTATCGCGGTAAGCACCAGCTATTAATGTATTTCCATCATCAGAGAGATCTATAGCATCTTGTGACATTCGTTGACTATTAACTGGTGTATCAGCTTTAATTTTAGCTTGCTGTGACCAAGTACCACCAGATTTTGTGTATATATAAACAGCACCTGAATCCGATTGAGTGTCATCATCTCCATGCGAAGATACTGCAATAGTATCTCCATTGTAATTAATCTCTACTTTAGCTCCAAACGCATCATTAGCACTAATATCGCCTGGCGTTATTTTTTGTTGCTGTGTCCATGTAGAACCTGATCTTGTAAATATGTAAATAGAGCCTCGACCAGTTCCACCTTCACCTTGAGCACCTACTACTAACTCTGTTGCATCTTTATTTAAAGAGACATCACTACCAAATTTATCAGCTGACGCTGCGTCAGAAGCTGTTAAACTAGCTTGCTGCGTCCATGTAGAACCTGATCTTGTAAATATAAAAACACCACCTGCACTACTACTTAAATTTTCAGAACCAACTGCTGCATAACTACCATCTTCTGAAAGAGAAACACTAGTTCCAAACTCAGCACCACTAGTTCTTGTTGATGGGGTTATTATTGATTGCTGAAATCCTTTAGTCCAATCATATCCTAAAGAAAGAGTCAAAGTAAAACTACTTACTGCTGGAGCAATATTAACTCCGTCTGACGCTCTAAATGTGATAGTAAAGGTTCCACCAGAACTATAGCCATTAGAATCAAGTTGATCTTGAGTTAATGGAGTCACAGTAAACACTGAAGAGTCTTGAGTAATTGATACAAGATCTGCTGCAGAATCTGATGCTACATGAGAATATGTTATTGGTACTTCTTCTGGATCAGTAGCTAAAATTGTAATAGATAAAGAAGCACCGACTGAGTCCATAGAATAGTTTGAATCCGGCGTAGTTGATAAAGTTGGTGTGGTGTTAATCAAGGCAATGTTATACCAACCAGAACCGTTCCAGATATATAAGCGATTTGTTGATGATACAAACCCAAATTCACCAGAGTCATTACCACTTCCGGGAAGAAGATCCGCTGAATCATAACTTTTACACAGAAAACCACCAGTTTTACTAATAGTTTTTGCAGTAGAAGATTCTGAAGCTACACTAACAATGGCAGAAGAATCTAATAAAGATGTGAATGTTTGATCACCAATCTTAATTGATTGTTCAACTTCTAATCCGTTACTTAATATAAAATTTTTCTTAAGAGCAGTTGGCATTAATTTTTAAATCCTTATTAATCCTACTATTTATCCATCTAGTGATGCACTAGGAGGTGTAAAACTTGAAGTATATCTTGCTAATCCTTTCGTGATTCTAACATCTTGTATATAAGCTTGACAGCCGCTTGAGCTAAATGTATCGCCACTGCCTAATAATACTGGTCTATCTAATACTGTAGCATATCCACTTACATCGGTTGTTAATTCTGTTTCAGTTCCATTGAGAAAAATTGACATATATCCATTTGATTTTCTAACAAGTGCCACGTGATACCAGGTGTTCGCACTAACAGCAGAAGTAAAAATTTCTTTCGTGCCATTTAAGTTTGCAAAAAATCTAATTCTGCTGTCTGATCCTTGTTGATATAATAACCATCTTCCAGTGGAAGTACTTATATATGAACCCATTAAAAAAGAATTACTTCCTGTTTGAGTTGGATAATACCACATTTCTAATGTGTACTCTGTGTTAGTTGCGTCTAAAAAGAGATTTGTTCCTAAATCAATTCCTGCAGATGATCCACCAGAAAAATATATTGATTTTGAATCTGTAAATTTAACTTGTGTCGTCGAACCAGTTACACCACTACTCGGAATAACTAAATTTGTTCCTTGTGCTTTATCAATAATAGAAGCCTCAGTACCTTTGATATGATACTCAGTTCCTGATGAGGAATATGGTGATGTTGGAACTGTGACAGAACTTGAACTATCAGAACTAAACTCTATTTTAAAATCTGAAATATATCCAGTATAATAACCAGACGCTGAAGTACTTCTTGCTACAAACATGCTGGCTGAATTAAAATTTATTCCGGTTGAATTAGAATATGTTCCTTGTGAAGTACCATTAACTAATAATCGCCAAGTGCCTGAATTTCTTTTTAAAACAATATGTTGCCAATTATCTGCCCTAAAAACCGTACTCGTACCTGCTCCACTTTCAATTCTTACAGCACCACCGGTATATAATTTCATTTGCAAACCAGTGTCTATATAAAGAATAAATGTACTTGCAGAAGATCCGTCACCAATTGCTAATACACGCGGATAAAGCGAATTGTTAACAGCAAAACTTTCTGGATACATCCAAAAAGATATTGTAAAATCTGTAACTGATGAATTTCCTGATGTTGCTAATTTTAAGTAATCGCCATCGCCGTCAAAATAGATTGATCCGCCATGATCATCAACAGCATATGGTACATTGTCGTATGGTGTAAATGGAAGATTTTCTACACCAGATCCTTTAAATATAAAACGAGAATTTGTTGACTCATCTATGAATGTACCATTACGATAAGCTAATAAATCAGTATTTGTAATTGCTGTTAATTTTTCTGTTGGTGGTGTGAAGTTTGATGTGTAAACAGCACTGCCGTTGACTATTCTAAAATCATGAATATATCCGTTTACATTGAACGATGTGTTATAATATCTTCCTATTGATAAAGTGGTGGCACTTATACTTGTTGAATCGGTACGAGTTATTAGTGAAGTACCATCAATATACAGCGTTATTAAATTGCTCGAATTTCTCACTAATGCAACGTGGTGCCAAGTGTTTGCTGTTGGAGCAGTACTTGAATCTACTTGAGTGCCGTTAGTTGCAAATGCCCAATTGTAACTATAAGTTGAACTACGAGTGAACACACTTATAGTGTTCGTTTGATTGCCAGGTGCTAATGAAGTATTAATTTCAAAAACACCTTCCGGTCCACTTACTGTTGGCCAGTACACCCAACATTCAATCGTAAATTCATTAGTACCTATTGTGCCAATAGTTGCAGTTGAATATGCACCACTAGCCGATCCATACCAACTATACCCGCCGTGTCTATAGGGAGTGAAAGTTCCAGCAGAAGTATCATCATATGACGTTATAAGGCGACTATTAGATGATGCATCAACAATATTATTATTATCAGAAGTATCTACTGCTGTTACTAATCTAGAGGTATATTTACTGTTTGTTACTGGTCCAGCAGCCAATGTTAAAGTAAAATTAGTTACGTTAGGAACAATATTAACACCATCTGATGCTTTAAAGTTTATTGAAAATGTTCCACCTTCACTGACACCATTTGAATCGAGTTGTGATTGAGTTAATGGCGTAATCGTAAATACGCCTGAGTCTTGACTAATAGTCACAAAGGTGCTTGATGAATCTGAAGTTGCAGAATAGGTTATTGGTAAACCTTCAGGATCCGTGGCTACTAATGTAATTGTAAGTGAAGCACCAACCGAATCCATAGAATAGTTTGAATCTGGAGTCGTTGTCATTGTAGGTGTAGTATTAACTGTGGCAATGTTATACCAACCGCTTCCGTTCCAAAGATATAAACGATTAGTTTCTGTTACATAATTAAGTTCACCTGTAGTATTATTTGAAAGAGGAAGAAGTTCACTTGAATCATAACCTTTTACAATATTTCCACCTGCTGCACTTATAATTGATGCAGAATTGCTTGAGTCGGTTAGTACTGAAGTAGTTCCAGCTGAATCAATAAGAGTCGTTGCAGTAACATTCTTAAGTTTAAATCCGCCTTCAAGCTCTATTCCTTTTTCAACAATAAAGTTCTTTTTATCTGCAGTTGGCATTAACTAATTATTCCTCGGTTTTAGGCTCTTCTTCTGTTGTTAAAGACTTTACTAGTAAACTCGTAAATGCCTTTTCAGCTGTTGTAAGCTGATCAAGCTTAAAACGAAGATCAGCAGCTTTTGCTTGTAAATCTCTGATTTGAGTTATGTGATAAGTTTGCTCTTTATTAAAATCTTCAATCTTATATTCTTTATCGTCGATTATGACCATATTCGAATTGTCTTGTTTTTCCATTATATACTCCTTATATTATAATGATATCTATACTTCTGTTCTTATTGCTTTCAGTTTAACAGTTGTATCTGGATAAGTTGGACTTAATGTTAAATTAATATTACTTCCAGAATCCGCAACCACTCCGTCAAATGTTCCAAGATCAGAATCTAATAGAAGCTTACCATAACTTGTCATAGCAACATTTGTGCCGTCATGCATAAGTAAAATTTCTTCGGAATGATATTTTTTATCTCTCGCTTCAGCATTTGGTCCTGTTGTATTAAAGACATATGCTCTTCCTTTAGAACTTGAAGGATAGTTCCATGCACCTACTGCAACATCTTTTCCACTAATGGCTACAGTGTTTTCACCGCCAAATTTATTGGCTGCCGCTGTACCATCAGATGGACTTACTTTCTTTCTTTGTGTCCAACTGCCATCTGTTCCTTGTGTAAAGATATATGCGCCACCATAAGTGTCGGCACCTTCTGCACCTATTATTAAATTATTTCCATCTAAAGCAAGGGAACTTCCAAATCTTGCATTTGTTGCTGGATCGCTCGCTACTAACTTTTGGTCGTAAGTGTAAGTTCCACTACCACTAGAATCTCGCCAAACGTGGACTGCACCTGCATTAGACACAGAACTTACAGTTTCGCCATGTGAA